ATGAAAATATTCTCTCTGCGTCAGGCGACGCTGCTGATGTTGCCTGCCCTTTTGCCGCTGCCGCTGCTGGCGGCAGACAATGACAATACCCTGGTCGTAACGGCCGCCCCGCCGGAAACGGGCCTTAACGAGCTTGATACCCCCGCCGCCCTGAGTGTGGTCAGCGGCGACGATATACGTCAGGCGGCACCACGCGTGAATCTGTCGGAAAATCTCAGCAGCGTACCGGGTCTGCAGATCCAGAACCGCCAGAACTCTAAACATAAGAGGCAAAGTTATATACTACCCCTTTAAAAATCATGTCTAATTCTATGTTATCCTTAACTTTAAAAGGATATCGCAGAATGAGTCATGAAAAATAATGTACTCATTTATGTACTCAATTTATCTTTGATTTTGAACTATAATTGGGTGGGTTTAACTCTCAGGAGGGAATTGCTATGTGGAAGAAGCCAGCATTTATTGATATGCGCTTAGGTCTGGAAGTAACTCTGTACATTTCTAACCGTTAATGAAGATGCCCGCGAATGTGCGGGCATTTTTCAGATAGTTGGCCTGTGAGCCTCATAAACGGACACTATCTCTGACGTGACTTTACCCAGCACAATAATCCCCTCCAGCCCCTCTCCATCGATCTTCTCGCCATCTAAGGTGATGATGCCTGTCCGTAAAAGCCTACCCAGTTGCGGGAACTCGCCTATCTGAAACGCGATTTTGTCTCCCGGCTTCGGCTTTAATGATTTGTCGGCCAGCACGAACCCATCCGGCGTCTCAATCAGGATCATATTGTTGCGGTGAGGCATCAGGACATCGTTCAGGTCGATGCGTTTTTCAATGTAGTCCGATGCAGGTGATGGAAAGCCCATAGTTACCTCACGTATCCCATGTTGCGGAGCGCCCAGGTCTTATTCTCGCTTTCCTCTGTAACCAGCTCGAAGAAGAAGTTCTGATAGTACCGTATCCACCGATTGCACTCCTGCAGCGTCCAGACGTGGTTCGCGTCATCCAGGTGCTTCTGAAACGCTGCCGTGGTGACTATCTGCCGCCCTTTGCCGTCTTTCTTTATCGCTGCCATAAACGCGCCGCGTATGTCACTCTCTCTTGCCATGCTAAATCCTCCCCTGATAAATACTGTATGGATAAACAGTAATATCAATCAGGGGATTTGATCAAGGTTAAGTGAGCCACAGATTTGTAAAGGGTCTGATGGGAAAGGAGATTTTCGTCTGGCGCTTAAGGCGGGGTGTGTCTGACCTCAAATTACCCACCCGTAGCCTGCTCAGAGAGGCGCGGCAAAGTCATTGCCCGGTCGCCGGGCTTTTTTATGCCTAGCTGAGCACTGATAGCGCGATGCTGGTCGCCAGATCATCTCGACGAGCTGAGAGTGCCACAATCATATCAGCAATGGAATCCTGCGTTACCCATTGCCCTGATGACACTAAATGCCAGACGGCCTCCCCGATTGCCATGCATGCCGCATCATAAACCTGTTCCTCGAATTCCTGCGTCATAGTACCTCCTGATGTGTTTAAGTAGCCATGGTAGGCTGAATTCTCAGGTGGCAAAGCACGGCAATAAAATGTTGCGAGGCGAGTTCCAGATAGCGTGACGTGCGGCTGAGTCATTGCCCGGTAACCGAGATTTTTTATGCCTGATCCGGTAGTGCCACATTAAATAAATCTTCAAACTCCTCTTCAGCATAAAGTGTTTTTATTGCTTTATAATATGCTCCCCACTGTTTCCTCAAGGCATCAGCGTCATCATCAAAATCTGCCAGGGCTGTATATTTTTGGATTTGCGTCATAGCTAGGTCAATGCGCATTTTTGCCGTGAGTGGAAAGTTAACACCTGAAACAAAAACAATATCGCCATTTTCGTTTTTAGTATTTTCTACCAGTCCTAGTTGATCAGCGGATACATCACTCATGCTTTGACCCCTGTCACAATAAATGTCATCCACACTACTCTATCGTCAGAGCCTGTGTTGTGAATAAAGCCGAGAACGTGATCATTTGCCAGCACTTCAACTCCTGCCCTGAAGTTAGCAGAGTAACTCCCCTCAGCTATCACACTACACCCAGGGTAGCCTACAAAAGTACCGGCACCATCGTCTTTCCAGCTGTAGTTATATTGAGTAGAGCTATTAGCTTTTGCTACGATGTTGAACCGCCGCGTGATAGTCATGCGACCCGAATCGTCTATCATAAATAGTCTGTAGGGTCCGCCTCCAGGGTCCGCAGCAGAGTTAGTATACCCAACACCAAATGCTTTTCTGGCACCTGATGCTGTAGTAGCACCAGAACCTCCCTGATCGACACTCAATGCTGTTTTTAACCCGGATAGCGAAGTTATATCGCTGTTAGCGCCATTTGCTGCTTTGCCGTTCAGCATGGTAACCAATGCATTCCACGCTGGTCCGGTGTACTGGCTTCCATCCGGAAGCGTAACTTTCACATTTCCTGTGCCGCTGAAAATCTGCTGCCAGTTAGCTTTATCAAGATTCAGTCCGCGAATAGCCTTGGCTACGTCCGCAGCCACCTGTGCCGTAATTCCAACCAGTGCCGCATTGGGAACGGCCGTCCATGCTATACCTGTCGCACTGGGACCGTTATAAGCAGTGATAAGAGTGACACCAGTTTCTGAATCAACTAACTGCACGCCGAGCGTATATGTAACGCCCCCCACTACCGTAACGATGAAGTCGTTTGCTTTCAGCTCTGTTGTGAAGCTGGTACCCGAGCCAGTTACAGCCGTCGAGTTATTGGTTAATGCAATAGTGCCTGCTGGCATAGCGTTCTCCGGGCAATAAAAAACCCGGCACGATGGCCGGGTTCATGTAGATTATTTAGTTAGACAGGCTTGAAAATTATTTTTAAAGGAACATCTTTTTTTGGGTTATTTTCTGGGAATATCCATGTAGCCATTTGTCGTTTTACTTCACGGTCGAAAAGATATTTTGGATAGACCTTAAATATCCTGACGTTATCAACCTTACCTTGTGGCGATACGTCGTACACCAGCTCAACCTCTCCTCCAAATCTGAGCCTTTCTGCTCTTTCAGGATACGTAATTTTGTTCTCAGCTTGTACAAAAGCAGATAAGGATAGTAGTAGCGTCATTAAAATATATTTCATATAAGCCTCCATCGACTGATATATCACATCCATGTGTAAATAAAATCAAATCGCAAAGTCGATCTTCATGATAGATTATTTTAACTAAGGTTAGAAAATATCCCATATGGAATACGCATACCATAAGGCTTCAGCGTGCTAGCCCATGACTGTTGAAGTTGGTTAACCCACTGGCATTGAAGTGTTCCATTCAGAAATCTAAAGAATGGTCCTGAGAAACCGGTTGCAGATCCATCATCAGAAATGTTTCCACCAGGTACTGAGCTAATTAAGATCCACGTGTTGTTACCTATTGTTTGGGAATAAACAGAATTATCTAAATCGAAGTTAGCCGGAACATCAAAAAAACCCAAGATGCGGGGTATCTTTGCAGCCATCACTGCCGACCACACTAATTGCCCTGCTGAGTTAAAAACGTCTCTGTAACCACTTTCGACAGGCATATCACTTCGACTGCGAGCCATTGAACCAGCATTGGCAGTCATCCAGTTAGGGCCGGTGAAAAACATCTTTGCATTATGATTTGGTTTGAACCATCGCAGGTTGTCATCAACAGGCACACTGGCACTCACATGCCCCATATCAGTCGAGTTTCCGAGCTGACATGAAATGTTGTAATAGCCTGTATCCGTAATCCCCGCGTAATTAACCGTATCACGGTAATAGGTGCCCTTATAATCTGAGTCGATTACAAGTGCGCCAGCAGAATTAAAAACCTGATATCCACTCATAAGAATGCGTACATGTCCAATGTTAAGGTGACTGCAGCTGTATAGGTTGAAAGTTTAAAGATTCGATAGCCTCCATCGTATGAACGAGCAGCAAAATTAGAGGGCGTAAAATAAACAGAACTTGAAACAGACACTATAACTACAAAAGAACCTGATGTTGTCAGACCCCCAAATGAACCAGTCACTTGATTGGTATTGGCCGCCATGGTGACAGTCGTTCTTCCAAGGTATCGAGTGTTGTAATCTCCTATATCTACTATCAGCTTCCCATTTGCATCCCAGCATTGAAGACCACCAGGCATTTATTCTCCTTACCAGAGCCCGTCTCTGATGCGTAAAGTACCATTTGAGTCGTATACCTGGCGCAATGTGCCAGTGTCAACAACTCTGCCAGAGCCATTTGCAGCATTTCTCTCAAATGTCCCATCTTTACCCAGCCTCCATCCGGCTGTACCAGCAACATAATTTGTTGACTGGATATATGCAGCAATCATAGCGCTTGTGATTGTCGCTTCACCAATAAACGCCTGATTGATGATGGTCTGCCCGTTCTGAATGGCAAAGAAGGTTTGAGGGGTTGCGCCAACCTGTGACATTACGGCAAAGCGGTCAGCCAAGAACAGCACCTGTGTCTGCATGCCGGAAGGGCTGTTCTCAACGCCAATCCCCATACCAGCCGCATACTGGCGACCATTGCTGTCCACGGCGACTTTAACGGAGTACTGTGCCGACAGCTTACCGTTAGTGTCCGCCAGCGCTGTTGAGGTCTGCTGAACAACGGCGGAATTACTGTCTACGGTCGCCTGTATCTGTTCAAACTTCTGTGCGTAAGCCTGGTCATTAGTGGCGATGGTCTGCTTCACTGTCAGAATGTCAGCGCGGTTTTTGCCCGACTCTGCCATCTGGTGATCAACCGTCGCATCCAGATTGAGCGCATTCTGCAGCATGGCATCAATGTTCGTATCGACTTTGGCAATGAGCTGCTTACCGGCATCCGTCTTCAGAACCTGCTCGGTGATATCGCCCAGTAATGCAGTTGCATCAATGCTGCTGGCTCCCTCGGTGAAGGCGGTCCAGTCGCCGGTATTGCCGATGCGGTCTACCAGCCGGGCGCGGTACCAGCGACGCACGCCAGCGGGCATAGGGCCGTGCTGATAGCTGACGCCGGGGTATGGCACATAAGCCAGAAACTGCGGATTCTGCCCGTCTGCCGTTGTGGCCACCTGAATCTCTGTGTAAGAGGTATCACCGGAACCATCAGGAAACGCCCACGTCACGTCAATTGCCCAGACCACATTGTCAGTAGCACGAAGGTTAACCGGCGTACCTGGCTTACCTGCTTTGCCAGTGAGTGAGGTTGAATCGGCGTAGCCCCACGGTGAAGAAACCTCTGCTGCATTTACGGCCCGCACCCGGACATCATAGACACCGGTGTAGATGCCCTGAATGCTGAAACCCTGTGCGCTGGTGACCGCGACATTTACCCAGTCGCCTTTGTCCTTGCGCCACTGAGCCACGTAGCTGATAGCGCCTTCAACACGGTCCCACGTGACCTGCATTGATGAGACCGACAGACCCTGTTCAACAAAGCTGACTTCGCTGATTGTGATGTTTGCCGGTGCCTTAAGCACGCTAATTGGCGTGACCGTGATTGGCGCTGGCTCAATACGCACGCCATCATCAATGTAGCGGTACTTATTCGGGTCGTGCTGTACACCGGTAATGGTAAACGTGCCGTCGTCGTTCCCGGCTACTGAGGTGACGCGAAAATACTGAATTGCCAGATTATCGCTGTCGATAGCCCACACTGCGCCAGCCACCGGCGTAATGCGGAAGGAAGTATTTACGCTGACCGTTTTCTTATCGGCGCTGATGCTGCCAATTGTCCGGGTCTGCGCGGTACCGTCCGGCAGGTTCACAACCAGCCGGTCACCTGCAGCGTAATCAACAGCACGGTCGAGCGTGATGCTAAGACCATTAACCGAACTGATGCGGCCACCGTTCTGTTTACCGCTGCGGAACGGGTCCGCCACGCCGATTATCTCAGCGGGGATCGGAATGTAACCGTCCAGGCCGACGCCGAATGAAACCGTGCCATCTTTCGCGTTCGACAGAATGGCCCAGCGTCCGCGCCGGTGCGCTTCGCTCTGTGACGTGCAGCCGATGGCCGTCAGGCTCATTTCGCGAACGTCATAACGCTGCACCAGGTCTGAGTCGTAAACGCCTTCTACCGTGTCTGAGTAGTGGTTAACCGGATCGGACCAGCTCACCTGACAGGATGAATAGCGGTTTTTGTAGCTGCCACCGGCATACGTGAACAGGCCGTCGATAACGTTCGCCGCGTGGTAAACGAAATCAACGTCAATGTTGCCGTCTGAATCGACCTGTGGCACGTCTGCATTCACGAAAATCTGGCTGTTACCCCAGAACGTGATGCCCCGGAAAATTGCCGCAATGTCCTTCAGCACGGTATATGCATCCTGCTGGCTCTGTATGAAGACATTACAGGTAAAGCGCGGTTCTGTGCCGCCAGCGCCGTCTGACACCATCTGATCGCAGTACTGCGAAATGCTGTACAGCTCCCACTTATCAATCATCGTGGCATCGACGCGGTTACCCATACCGAATATTTTATCCAGCACCAAATCATAGAAAATCCACGCCGGGTTATCGGTATAGGCATATTTGAAATCACCCTGCCAGGCACCGGCATACGTGCGGGAAACCGGATCATAGGTCGTCGGAACCCGGACAAGTCGCCCTTTTGGCTTGCAGGTGACTTTTGGTGCCTGTCCGCTGAACTGGCTGGCATCAACCTCGATGTAAAGCAGTGCGGTGTTGGGATAGCGAAGTTTGCTGTCGATGACCTCAGCAAAAGAAAATACCTTGAAGGCGTTAACCAGCTTTGAGGATGTCGAGTCAGCGGTGATGCGGCGTACCCGGATGGACCAGCCAGAAGTCGCTTTAGGTAAATCGATACGGTGATCGCGCTGGTATTCAGACGTGGTCTTGCCGTTAAAGCTGCCGTCGACAACTGTAACCCATGAGCTGCCATCTGTAGAAAGGTCAATGGCATACTGCGTCACGGTGCCAACCATGTCGCCATTATCTTTATACTGGTTCTGCACCGGCAGGCTCAGCTTAATACGAATGGCATCAAGCGTCAGATTAGTGAACTGGCGGGTCCAGGCAATGGACTGTGTGACGGCAACTCCCACTGAAAGTTCGTTATCAACTTCAGGCATGCCCTGAATATAGGTCTGATCCTGTGTTCCCCTGCGCCAGTCCCACACGACCCCGGTAAAGTTATAGGTGCCGTCTTCATTCGCCAGCTGCGTATCGTTCAGGTAAATCTGCTGCGCGGTTAAATCGCCCTGAATCTCGCCTTCGGAGATAGCCAGCAGCATTTTCAGCCTGGCAATTGAAAGAAGGTCGTCTGCCTGCTCTACCGGCGTGTGGGCGCTACTCCCGCCACCTTTACTGCCATGGATTACGGCACCTTCGAGAAGTCGCATATTTCACCCATAAAAAAGCCACCCGAAGGTGGCCAGAAAATTAATCGCGAACAGATTACTGCTGATCGCTGGTAAAGCTGCCTGCACTGATGATGGCCCCGCCGATTTCCCGCGTCCCGTAAAGCACCGGTACCGGAAAGCCCATGGCTACTGTATTGACCGGCGCACCGAACGCGTAATTCGGCTTGTTGTCCGTGCTGGATGAGGCACCTACGTTAAGCTTGGGCTGCGGAGTCAGCATCTGCACAACCCCGCCCAGCAGCATACTGATACCAATACTGGTCAGCGCTGTAGTTGCCAGGCCAACTGCGGTAGTGGTACCAATAGCTGCGCCATATGCAGCCAGTGACGCGCCTGCTGTGAAGAATGCGGCCACAATCGCGACGGCACCGATGATGATCTGCAGCGTACCGCCCCGCTTCGACCCCTCCAGAACTGGCTCCATCTGAAACTCGTTCGCGGCTGAGGACATGTCGAACTCCTGCAGGCCGATATTGTCTTTGCCGCTGAAGAAGGCGAACCGGATTCCGTTCAGATGCGCGTTTGACACATACTTTTTGAAACCCGGCACCTGTGAGCACATCGCACGCAGCAGCTCCCGCAAATCCGCCACGTGGAACTGGTGAACCTGACCAAACATTTTTGCCATCCGGCCTTTGAGTCGCATGGTTTTAAGCATCCATCAGCTCCTTTCGGCGCACAATGCGCACGGTACGGTTACGCCAGTATTCGCCATAGGGCACCCGTGTAGACAGGCTCCCGGCGTTATGGTGAAGAATGATGTTGTTACCCAGATAGATTGCGGCATGGTTCGTTACCGGGGAGCTGATGCGCATCATGATCATGTCGCCCTCACGCATCTCTGCTGGCTCAACCTCCACGAACCCCTCTGACTGCCAGTTGTCGTCATACAGGTTTTCTTTGCCGTCCACCCACCACTCATAATCAACAGACCAGTTTTTCAGGGTGATGCCGTGCTCACGCTGGTACCAGTCCATGATGAGTGTCCAGCAGTCATTGCTGCCAATCAGCCAGGGTCGGCCCGTGTAGTCGCGGTCAGTGCGCGGGCTGATGGTACAGAAGTCGCCATCCGGCCACGACATGATCCCCCACTCTACGCCGGAGAAGTCGCACTGAACCCGATCATGCTCTGACGGGATGAGCTGCGGCACGTCCGGGTGCGAATGGATAACCATCAGGATGTCGCCCTGCACTTCCGCTGCCCGCTTATCCTCCGGCGACAGCGTAAAGTGCCCGGTCGGTGCGTCAGCGATATTCCGGCAGGGGATATAGTTCTGGGTCCGGCCTGACTGGATGACCAGCCCGCATGCCTCTTTCGGATATTCAGCGGCGACGTGCTCGCGTATCGCTTCAAGAATTTTTTTACGCATCGTTATTTGCCCTGCAGGTTTGCAGCCGGGAACCCGCCGAACGGCAGTGGCTGGTCATCGCCAAAGCGTGCTTTACAGTCAGCCATACGCCCGCCGCAGACATCTTTTGACGGGTCGCTGGTCGCCGTGCCGTCCTTGGTAAAGTACTGGCTCCCTGCGTAATCGCAGCCCGTGCCGGTGCGGTACCATCCGCGCATGCACCAGGTACAGACCGGCGTTATCTGGCGTGATGGCAGCTGCAGGCTCTGGATGTCAAACGGAGAGCAGAGTTCAAAATCCACCTGAGCACGCGTCTCAGAGGTTTTCGCATTCACATAGAACAGCTGAACGCGCTCCTCCTGCGGATTGGCGTTTGGGTTGCCCGCCGTCCAGTTTGCCGCATCGAGATACTTTGCCAGCGTGGTGTGGATGCGCACCTTGGCCTTAACCATGTCGTCAAACTGCAGGCAGAGCGCGGTGACATAGTTACCCACGTTGCCGACAGAAAGCTTTGGCGTCGGCTGTGAACCGGTACTGCTCATCTCCATGCCGGTCAGCTCATACGGGTGCGGGTCGTACTCATTGCCCTGCCAGATGATTGACGGCAGGTTTTCCGCTGCAAAAGACTGCCAGCCCTCGGTGGGCAGGTTGTAGGCATGGAAACGCAACACGGTATCAAGCCCGAACGCTGTGCCGTCAATTTCAATCAGCTGGACCAGACTCCCCGGCTCCAGCGCCTGAATGTCCTGGTTAAAACTCATTTTTCACCCAATAAAAAAGGGCGCTGAGCGCCCTGTTGTTATCGTGACATGTCACAGTGCGAAAGACTGCTCGAAGGTAAAGCTGATTTCCACGAAATTACCGTTGATGAAGGCGGGCCTGATTGAGTCCGACTTAACGCGGTAAAGCTTTTTCTCTCCCCACGGATTGACCCACCAGCAGGAGGCGGTGACGTGTGCTTTGAGAAATGCCCTGACAGTCGCCATCTCGGCTTTACTGCCGCTGCAGGTAACCGGCCATGACTCGCGCTGGTCGTTGATCCCGGCACCGGCCACCTGTTTATAGCCATCACCGAACTGAGCCTGGAGCGTGGCAACGGTAATCTCTTCCGTCGCCCCCGTTCTGACGCACCAGCTAAAAGTATCAGTCGCCATTTTTCACCATGAATGTTATCCGCCGCGATAAAGTATGCCGCCTGGCAGTATTGCTTTCTTAAGTTCGGCAGACAGAACCGTCTGGATCATGCTCTGCAGCTGTCGGGCAGTATTGGCCGTATTGGCACTGCTGGTTTCACCGGTCCCGCCACCCTCAACCGTAACAGGTGCGCTGACAGAAATAGACGTACCACCACTGCCACCGCCATTGCCTATCGCACGCACACCCAGCGAGCCATCTGCCGCACGCGTCAGCGGCATTATCGCTTCAGGACCGGCCTCGCCCATCAGACCGGCACCCTTGGCGAAGGCAAACAGCGTCGGAGAACTCACAACCGATCCGCTGTACTGGCTCAGGTCATGGGATTCATACACGCCCCCTTTGGCATTAAGCGTCAGGTTATTGTAGGAACCACTGCTGAATGAGTTATTCGCTGTGCCACCGCCAGCCGATGCCGCGCCAGCAGCAGCACCACCAACTGAACTCACCAGTCCGCCAATCAGGTTTACGGCCGCCATCTGCAATGCAACCTTAGCGATCATGCTGAGCACCGAGGATGTCCAGTCTTTCCAGCTGGCTTTGTTCCCCATCAGCATTGACGAAACGTTATCCAGAGCGCTATCCATTGAGCTGCTGACGACGCTTGCCGCCGAGGCTGAATAGTCTGATGACGTGTCCAGCCAGTTCGCCAGGCCGTCACTCACGCCGCCCATCCAGTCAGACTGCATGGCATCCATGCTTTTGTAATAGTCTTCCTGAATTTTCAGGCGGTCGCTCATGGCGCTGCCGATAGCGCTGTTTTCACGTTCATAGAGGGATTTGGTGATATCACCAGACTGATACTGCGTCTGCAGTTCACGCTGCTGATCGAGGTATTCCCGCTCGATGCTCAGGCGTTCCTTCATGCGCTGGCGCTCTTTATCACCCTGACCGGCACCCTGAACGTCAATATTCAGCGATGATTTTGCGTTGCTGTTCTGCGCCTGCAGATTGGCAACGAATGCCGCTATTTTGGCATTTTCCTCATTCGCCTTTTTGACCGCATTAAGCCGGTCAACTTCCTGCGCCAGAAATTCCAGACGCTTCTGCTGTGTGGCGTTAAGCCCCTGCAGTTTTCCGTCAGCAATATCAAACTGGAGTTTCTGCTGTTCGGTCACGACAGCCGTCTTTTTGCCGGTTGTGTCAATCAGCTCTATCTGGCGCATATAACCGCGCTCAGTAGCCTGGAAAGCAGACTCCAGCTTTGCGGCTGCAGTGTCTTTTTTAGCCTTTGGTTGCTTGCCGTTCGTCTCGCCCTTACCAAGCCCGAAGTCCAGCAGTGAAGAAGCTGTTCCCGGCGTGACGTTGGGCGACACTTTGATGTCTTTGGGTTGCTTATTCAGCTCTGTCAGGCGACCGTTAAGCGTGGCAATTTCGTCAGATACCGCTTTAACGCTGTCGTCCTTACCCATAATCCAGCCCAGAAAGGTCTGGCTGCCATCGTACATTCCGTTGCCGCGGCCTTTTGTCGTGCTGTTCAGGTAGTCAATACGGGCCTGAATCTGGTCTGGATTATCCATATCCACGCGATTACCCAGCGCGGCCATCCTGTTACCGGAAGCAGATGCCAGTTTGCCTGCGCCTGCGGCGGCTTTAATCAGCCATCCCGCAAGTTGTGCCACCTGACTGACCAGGTCAGCGATGCCCTGCAGAATCTGCGGATCGGTCAGCACATCATGAATGTCTGACAGAGAGTTATTCAGCGGGCTGAGGTCAACGTGCGCCAGCCCGGCTGCAATCTCCATCTTCAGCCCTCTTACCTGCGCCTCCATATCCTGAAACAGGGTGTTGACCTTAATCAGATCATCAATGGATTGCGGGTCAGGCGCGACGCCATAATCTTTCGCCAGCTGGATGAACTGAGTCAGCTTTGCGTTGTTGTTGTCGAACAGCGGAAGAAGTTTTGAAAGGTCATTACCCAGGCTTTCAAGGATGGTGACTTTGCCTGCGTTGGTGCTGATTTTCCCCAGCGCCTCGCCAATCGCCAGTAACTGTTTGTCCGGTGATACCTTCGACAGCTTGTCGGCTGACAGGCCAAGTGAGTTAAGTGCATCAACGGCTTCGCCTGACTTGTTCAGGACCGCATCACCGATTTTATCGCTGAGGTCTTTGAAGATGTCAGCCATATTGTCACCGGAGATACCGGCTTTCTCTGCTGCGAACTGCCAGGCAAGAAGCTCCTGCGTGGACATCTTCAGCGACTTCGCCCACTGGTCTGTGGCATTCACCTGTTCAGAAGTTGATTTCAGCAAAGCGAAACCGGCTGTACCTGCCGCGAGCGCTGCCGCCTGAACCGCGCCGCCCACCGAGAGCAGTGCGGCAGAGCTGGCAGCGGCGTCCTTCTGGACCTGCTTAGCCCACTTTTCAGAAGCACGCTCGGCCTTATCCATGCCTGAAACGAAGCCACCCACTTTAGCGACCAGGTCAATCGTCAGCGTGCCAAGTGATTTTGAAGCCATAAACTCTCCGTCTGGCGGCCATTATCCCCAGCTGGTCATGGCTTCATTAAGTGAAATCGGCTCATCAGCAGCAGTGACTTTTGTGAAGTGCAGCGTGAAGTCTGTCGGGCTGAACGGCGGCGTTTTCGCATCCCGGTTCACGTTGGCGATGATGCTTGCCACCACCCCTGCGCCCCACTCGGTGCGCATCATGGGGTTCAGGCTTCCGTAGCGTTCCCGGTATTTTGCCCAGAGCTGCGACTCTTTGAAGGTGATCGTTTCACGCGCTTCGGCGATGGTGCGTCCGCCGATGCCGTTGAGGACGAGCTCGCACCAGAATTCGTCTTCGGGGCTGAGCTCGAAGTCTTTCCCAGGTCGTTAACTTCCTGAATGGCCACCAGCAGTGCAATGGTCAGCGCCCCGTCGAGGGAGCCCCGATCAGGATCAGCTTCGCCGGTGATGTCAGCCGGGGTGAAAACGGGCTTGCCGGACTCATCACAGATTGATGCTGCGATGCGGCCTGCCACACCATCCACTTTGCCGCCCATTGCCAGCACATCTGACGTTGCTGTGTGATAGCCCATCGGACGCACATACACGGTCGCGGTAAACTCTTTGTCGCCCTGTTTCCAGCCGATCTCTTTTTCGACCGGACGCCCGGTAAAGGCACCGGCGGTTTTCAGCGTATCGAGTGTCAATTTCATCGTTTATTCCGGTTAATAAATCAGGGGCAGAATCGCCCCTGAAATCAGGCAGAGACAGCGGCTTTAGGCACCCATACAGCAGAGCCAGAGCGCTGAATGGACGCAGAAGAAGAAACGACCGTGTTGGCAGCGAAATCAAAAGGGAAGTCGGAGACATAACCTTTGAACACAAACCATGTGCGGCTGTCAGGCAGTGTCAGCCCATCTACTGCACCGGCAGCGCCATCAGCAGCGGCAGCTGGCGAAGCGGTTCCATCTGACCAGCCGATAGCAAATGTCAGGTCCTGATCATCTTCAGCATCAGAAATAGACAGGTTGTAAAGCATGATGTGACTGGTGTTTTTCGGGTCCGCATTCAGCGTCAGGGATGCCGCACCCGGCGTGCGCAGACCACGCTTATAGGTCCGATCGAGTCGCTCAGAAAGGCAGGTGTCTTCAATCTGGTCAGCAGGGTTGCTGCCGGGTGAAAATGCAGTAATACACTCAATTTCGCTCACCGCGCCTTTTGCGAGCACAAAAAGCTGTGTGCCTTGCGTCAGTACAGACATCATTATCTCCGGTTATAAAAAAACCGGCACAGGGCCGGTGGGTGAATAGTTCAGTCAGCGCGGCACTATCCAGTCAACATCGAATGAGTATCGGTATCGCCTGGTTATATTGTCGCGGATTTGATCGCCCCATCGGGTGATGTAGGCGTGGGGTTCTATGGCATCACGCAGCGCTGCGGCCACAGCAATCGCTTCTTCAGGTGTGTCAGCATAAACATCAACCTGAAGCGTGAACGTATCCGTATCAGGGCGCTGAGCCAGGTAATTTTCCGGCTCACCAGTAATGTTCTGCCAGACAGCATAGGGATAAGTGACATCGTCATCCTGCTGACCAAAGGGATACAGGCGCAGGCTTTCACCACCAATCAAAGAATTAACTTCAGGACTGGCGCTGCAGACGGGAAAAATGGGTGCTATCACGGTGACTGCCCCTTCTTACGGGCGCGTTTAATTGCCCGGTCAATTGCCAGTTCGTACTCGGTGCCAAAGGTGTTAACGACCTGATCGATACTGCTTTCGGCAGCAGGGCGCATGAATGGCTGCGCCTTCATTTTTTCCGTGCCGAACTCAAGCAGCCGCCAGTGGGGTGTAGGTGCATTCACGCTTTTGTCGGGGTGTTTTTGCAGAACCGCGCCGTGCGCAACGCCAATGCGAAACCCGAGGTTTCCCGTCTGTTTGAACAGCCTTCCGTTCCAGCGAAGCGCAACGTTATTCGCGATACTCCTTCCCGTTGACACATCATCCAGCTGACGGGCATTGGCTCTGGCTTTGTCAGCAATAACATTTCCGGCACGGCGCAGCGCGGCCCTGCCACCCTTTCGCCTGAGGTCATCGCTGATTTCACCCAGCTTGCCCAGCAGTGAATCCATGCCCGTCAGGTTAAAATCAATGCCATCAGCCATCATTGACGCCCTCTGAGCACGGAAGAGTCAGGTAATCACGACCGCTTTTATCGTCAGCCAGAACACCCTCAATGTTAAAGATTTTCCCGCCGTAAACGATGCGATGCTTTGGTGTCACATCGCTTCGAAAGCGAATGGTGATACGTGTGGTTACTTCACTCTGTGTGGCCTGTGCCGCGACAAACTCCCGTGCAGACAGCGGGGCAACCTCCGCCCACAGCTTTGCGGTTTCCTGCCAGGAATTAACGACAGCGCCCGTTGAAGGGTTCTGGGTTTTGACAGGCTTCTGGAGCGAGACGCGGTGACGTAATTTTCCGGCCTGCATAATTACCCCTTAGCCGCTCCGCTAAGATATGTCGGCGCGGGCATGTCATCCTCAGAAACGTCAATGACTGACTGATAAACCACGGCAGCAAGCGCCTCGTTTGATTCAGCCAGGCGGTTTATTGCTTCGCTCTGAGACTTCATCCCCTCCGCTACCTGATGAAGACTCTCTGCCAGCTTCTCCAGCGTGGTCGCCAGCAGACTTTCCTGTAATTCTTTCATTAGCAAGTGCCACCATTTTTTTAAGCCATTCGCGGCGCTTCTGGCATCCTGAGCAGGCCATCAGTGCCACTTACGGTGCCGGTATAACAACGCCTCCACACCCAGCGGAAGCTCAGTTGCAATCGTTCCCGTCACAACTGATTCACGGTTTGAGTAGTAATGTCCGATAAGCAGCAGCATCGCCTGCCATATTCCGGAAGAAAAAAGAACCTCTCGCGGAGGCTCTTCGTTCTCTTCAGGAGGCGTAAGCTGTTCGACCAGGGTGCCGTCACAGTAATGCTCGACGAAGTCAACTGACGCTGCGGCATACCCCTTAATCAGGTCGTCTTCGTCGTCGTGATCAACTCTCAGGTGTGACTTTATCAGCGCCACCTGCTGCGGGCTTATTTCCACCTTTCACCACCTTTTTTGCAGGTCTGGAGGAATTCTCATCTGATGAGGCATCTTCCAGCGCTTCAGCCAGGTGCAGCCCGACCAGAGCCTCACCGGTTTCTTTTTTAACCACCTTAATCTCGCCCTGAGAAACAGTGCCGAGATGAAAGTGTGAAAATGTACGCAGGGCTTTAATCTTCATGGCTTGAAACGCGGCCATTGCTGACCGCGCCCTTCAGTTATGAGCCAGAGGCAACCGCAATGTCGCCGGTAACAATGGCTGCAGGACGGTAGTGAGCAAGGGCCAGACGCTCTTCACACAGAATGGTCAGCATATTTTTCACGAAGTTATCGCGATCCTGATTGCTGATTTCAACGGTAGCGTCCATACGGTCCCACACCTGAGAAGCTAGGCCAAACGCACCAACCGTGAACTTACCTGCTGCCTGAGCAGTCGTTGAAACAACCGGCAGACCCCACAGCACTTTCGAAGCGAAAGCCTGCGGACCGCCGAGAATGTAGTTGCCGTTGGCATCCTTCAGCAGCGCGATGCGGTGCCAGTCAGCCGGGTTAAGTACAATACCGTCCGCTTCAAACTCGCTCAGCGACACCTGATAGATAGCATGCGCCAGAACGTCAGCCCCGGTGTCACCGGTGGCATTGAGTGCCGCTTCGTAGTCGTTAGCGACCACGTTCAGACCTTGGAGATTGTCACCGGTGCCGTCACCGTTGAGCATCTGGTTCTCTTCCACCAGCGCCAGACCGTACATCATGCGGGAGTTGATGTAAGACTGCAGGGCTGGCGCGTCATCCATAATCTGACGTGATGCCTGAATCCAGTGCGCGATGGTTTTTACGTTCGCGGTTTCTTTAGTGAAGGTGATGTTGCTCTCAGGCTTCAGCGTACCTTCAGCTACAGGCGCAGCCGCATTGGTGAATACGTTCTCACGGACATATTCAAGGGCATTGCTGGAGATGCGGCCCTGTGACAGCAGGTCACGAACGGTCAGACGACGCAGGCCAGGCATAAGAATGCCCGGATTCTGCTGTGGCAGAACGAGGCTACCGGCAGAGGTGCTGCCGGAACCGATCGCCTTATCAAAGCTGGTCACTTTTGCTTTGGTACGTGAGCCATCCCAGCCTTTGATAAGGTCTTCAGAGACACGCTCGGCAAATGACTTCTGAGCGGTCTGATCGGGTGAGTTGCCTGCCAGCTTCTGCTCAAGATCAAACAGGCGGGTACCAGTGGTCTTCAGCTCGTCCTGTGCCTTTGCCAGGTCAGTCTGAAGCTGCTGGTTAATCTGGCCGTTTTCGTTGATGGATTTACGCTGTTCTTCGACGAGCTGTTTCACTTCTTTCTGTGAATTCTCAATCGCTTTTTCAAGGGTGGCTAATTCAGACATGTAATGCTCCGTTATGCGTCCCGCAGGTTAGCGGCAAAGGAAGTTATGCGCTGTGCAAGCGCGTCAATGTCGCCGCTATCGGACTCGCTCCGACCTGCGGACTTAACACTGGCAAGAAATGCCTGTGCTTCTGCACGCGAAAGCCCTGCTGAATCCCTCAGGAAAGCTTCCGCGTCTCGAATGGTTTTGATTGTTTCGATGCTCTTCATGGCAGACACGCCAGCAAGCTCGTTAGCCGGGAAGGTGCAGACACTGATCTCCCGCAGATAGGAGATATTTTTGAAAATCATCCCCGTTGTGCCGATGCTGTAATCGTCTTTTGATACGGAAAATCCGACTGACATACCTTCAACGGTGCCGTGCTGCATCGCGGCTTTGAGATCAGATGAAGCGCTCAGGCCCGGCGTTAACTGACCCCGGACAAAAAGCCCTTTTTCATCTTCTTCCAGCGTCTCCCACTTACCAACCGGCACTTCAAAAGTCCGGTGATTAAAGAACATCGCCACCTTGCGGCTTTGCGTGGCCAGCGTGTTTTTAAACGCGCCGGGAAGAATAATGTCGCCGTCAGAATCAGTGTTGTTAAATACAGAGGCGTAGCCTTCAAAGATTCCCTGACTGCCATCGCCCGCAAATTTGATTTCCGCCTGGTTAAAGGACAGCGTTTTCTGGATATCCGGCATTTAAGCCCCCATAAAAATTAAGCCCCGTCAGTGCGGGGCTTAGTGTTTGTGCCGAGGTCGGTAATGGGTATATTTTGTGACTGACGGGTTGCCACATCGCCTCCGGGGAGAGGCGGCAGGTTGTCCAGCCTTCGAACTTCGTTCACCGTGCGGATACCGGTATTAACCATGATCTGCATAAAGGTGGCGCGACTGGCAGAATCACCGCGTAGCAGGCCATCCAGATTGTGCTCGGCATGAATCCTGCCCTGCTCAGCATCTTTGACCAGCCATCGCTCAATGCTGTATTCCCAGCGATCCAGATAGGGTTTCAGCGTGTACTGCAGAAACCCCAGATTCTGCTGCTCAATCCCGCTGCCCCACGAGGTGGATTTATCAACATCCCCGACCAGATGCGGGGGGACGCCGTAAAATCGCGCCAGCTCAGCCACCTGAAACTTACGTGCCGCCAGAATTTCTGAGTCCTGAGGAGAAACGCCAATAGGCTGCGTGGTAAAGCCACTTTCCAGAATCCAGAGGCGCTTTTTAACCGGGCCACCAGCGATCTCTTTAAAGTTTTCCTCCAGCTGCCCGCGCTGCTCTTTGGTCAGCACCCTACCGTCAGTCATCAGTATCTGCGGAGACTTGGCACCATTGGCGAAGAACTCACGCTGATTATCTTCCATCGCGATTGCAACGCCGGCAGATTTCGCACTGAAGGCCAGAGGCGACAGGCCAACCAGACCGTTGAAGCCAAAACCTTTCAGATGGAAGATTTCTTTAGTCCTGAACTCGGCATATTCACTGTCACGCTTGTAACGGTAAATAACGGTTTTACCGTTATCGCTCAGGCGCACATCCATATTGGCACTCATCAGCGGAACCATGCTGATCACATCGCCCACACTGTTTCGCTCAACATGCGCGTAGGCATTTCCATACGCGCAGAGCTGCATTGTCATGGCCTCGCGAAACTCAAGCGCCGTCATGAAGTTGTTGGGCCTGAATCTCAGCAGTAGCGCCAGCGGGTTGTCATTTCCGACCTTCTTTCGCTGGTCGCTCACCGTTTCGAATACGTCCAGAGGGAGGGATGCCGTTACTGTGGAAATTAAGCGGATGCAGGCCCACACGGTGCTGATCTGCATATTGCGTTCGTCGGTAACAACAGAATCCCCCACCAAGCCGTGTGCGGACGTTCCTGCCATCTGTGAACCACTGTCTGGCGTCACCAGGCGTCCACCTGTCAGGATGGAGGCCATGCGCGCCCAGAAAGGCGACCTCGTTCGCAGGTCAATGCTGTAATCGGTATCTGCCATTTTAAACGCTCAAAAAGTTATAGATGAAGTCGTCAACGTCGCCCTGCTCTTCCACCTCATCACTGTTCTGCGCACCAATCGACATTGCCAGCGCAACCATGCCGTCAATTCTTCCGCTGGATTTACCCTTAACAAACTTACGGTTGCCTGCGGGATCGGTGATGACAGTTGCGTTTTTGGCGCACATTTCCAGAATCGGGTGGTTACCATGCTTCAGCTGAGCACCAAGAAGTTTTGTTTCCAGTTCACGCAGCGCGGGAGACATAGAAACAAACCCCTGACCAAACTCCACAAATCGCTCAAGTTCAGATTCGGTAAACCCGGCATCAATCAGGTGCGGACGAAGGAAACGCATGTTGTAGCGGTCAAAAGCGATTGCCCTGACGTTGCAGTTGTCAAAAAGCTTTCTCAGCTCTTTAGCGATAAAGGCATACTCAATAGCCTTACCCGGTGTCGTGTTCAGGTAGCCCTGTTTCGCCCATATATCGTATGGCACGCGGTCGTTTCGGGCTTTGTCAGCCAGCCCTTCAGCAGGGAGCCAGAACTTACTGTGGACATCACCTTTGGCTGAAGTCAGTACCAGCGCCGTCAGGTCAGACACGCTCGACAGGTCCAGGCCGCCCCAGACGGTGACCCCGCTCAGATCATCCGGCTCTTCTTTGTTCATGTGCCAGACGGTCTGGCTGACAAAGGGGCTTTTAGCCTCGACACGCCGGTTGAGTACGAGGTTTTCAAATTCAGCCTGTCGTGACGGCAGGCGTTTGGCACTTGCGGCCATGTCCAGCACTTCCTGCTGATTCATGAAGACATCAAAGGCAGGATTGGCTAAGCGGATTGCCTCAACTGAGAACGGGTCGATATCCTCGGGCGCGGTATCCATCCTGACTACGGTCCGCGGGTCAGCGCCGGTCAGTCCGTCGTCAATCAGCAGGCTGAGCAGATCACTGGCGTCCGGTGCCTGCGTACTGATAATGATGGATATAGGGTTTTCCTGTGCAGCTGTAGCGGTTTCCAGTGCCTCATATAGAGGGTCACGCGGACCACGAACCTGACCCAGCTCATCGTGTGCAACGAAACGCGGCGAAAAGCCGTATGCCGTGGTTGCCTCTGCGCTGAGTGCGCGATAATAGGAACCGAGGTCCGGGCAGTGAATCTCTTTTGCTGAGTCTTTTATGGCAACGTACTGCATGAGCGTGGGGTTCATGCGACACATTTTTGAGGCCAGATTGAACAGGATTGCCGCCTGATCGCGGGAACGGGCTGCAGAATAAAGCTGTGAGTTGTGCGCCGCCTCCGGACCCACCAGGTAGAGGAGCATCAGCATGGCAGTTTCAACAGTTTTGGCGTTCTTACGCCCTCTGGTGATAATGCCGCGCCGGGTACCGTGAACGTTATCGAAAATCGCCCTGAAGTCATCTTTCATAAAAGGGGCCATCTTCAGCGGCTGACCTACAAACTTTCCTTCAGGGATAAGGATGTGCTTTTCACACCAGGCAATATTTCTTTCAGCTCTTGTCAGAGTTTTTTTAACCATCAGCTAAGAGCCTCAGTCAATCTCCCAGGGCTTTTTATCTCGCGCAAGATTGTTGTTTGCGCGGCCCACCGTTTTAGGATCAGCGGTTGCCTGCCGGGTAATTCTGAGCCGGGTTGCCAGTGATGATGCAGAGCGGACTTCTCGTTCACGCATGGTCAGCAGTTTGTCATAGCGCTTCAGCCCATCCTCACGTGACAACCAGCTCAGCTCAAATTCTTCAATCTGCATTGTCAGCAATCGCGACTGAACAACATGACGGCAATACATCTCCATCATGTCGCGGTGTGTTTCTGTGAACGAACTTGCCGGGTTGTCATTCACCAGCCGTACCCACACGCTAATCTCGGGATCGCTGAGATGTATTGAGGGCTGCAACCTGCTTTCAGCCAGAGCTGGCAGCGAGACAGCAGACGTCGCAGCCAGAGACTTTCTGCCTCGCTGTGCCATTACTTTTTCCTTTTTTTCTGGACGTTTTTAAAAAAGAAACTGAGGGCGCGGTCTTTAAGATTTTGCTGCCAGAGTTTTGCCCCTCCCCCCGTGACTGCCACAAAGATAATGATAATTGTTATCAAATGGGCATCGGCGCACCATAAGTGGTGCCTTCTGATGACTTCAAATGATATTGATTATCACTTCTCGATGATTTGCAGGTTCTCGCGTGACAGGCTGGCAGGAATCAGGTTCTTGCCGATACCAATCGGGATCGACATGCTGACCGATGGCATGGTTTCGCCCACTTCATGACTGAAACCGATGGCAGTAACCGAATTAAACTGAATGCCATCAATACTGAATTCAATCAGCTTGCCGTCTCTATATTCAATCTTGAGGTCTTTCATTAGTTTCTCCCGTTACCAGATAACGCGGCCATCATCGTCGAACTCAGTCACTGTCCCACCATTCTCCAGACGCTGCTTCACGGAGTCATGACAGCGCTTGCAAAGTGACTGGAGATTGTCGGGATCGTGGAACAACGCAACATCGCCTTTGTGCGGCGTGATGTGGTCAACAATAGATGCTGAGATAACCTGATTGCGCCTAAGGTGGAACTCGCATAGCGGTTGCTTCTGGAGTTGGTAATATCGAAGACGATACCATCGCTTAGAGTTGTAGAGGTTGTGCCAAGGGGAATTGCTAGCCATTCAGCATTCCTGCTGGTGTAGTTAATTTTACCTTCGGTATGTATCGAGCCTTTAGCCGAGTATTCATACAACTTGAGCCACACTACAAACTATCGATAAAATTTTAAAGCAAAAAAAACCGCCTAAGCGGTTTTATGAAGGTGTAGATCCTAGATTTTTAGACCAATCATCCAAAAATGTGCCTAAATCTCTTAATTTGTATGTTAATGATTTAGGGGATGTTGGAGGATGCGTTGATTCAAATCTTAAGAAAACATGCTCGATCGCTGAAGAACATTTTTCCATGGCTTCTTGCGCCTTTACAGCCGAATCTTTGACGTCTAACTGATGAACTTTTTCACAATCTAAAGTGCATTTATCATTAATTTCTGCCAAAAGTGAATCTTCAACCTCAACGCCCCTGTGCTTCAAAAACTGAAAAAAATTTGAAGCTTGCTTTAGCTTTGCGGAAATATTTAGCGTATATAGCTGAATACTCAAATCTTTTTTCTCTTCCTCGGCAGTATCTGAAAGCCAAAAGTTGACTGCCGAGTCCGATATTGAACTTAATGTGCTAATTGTATTATCAATCAGAGACTTGGTCTCTGATCGGGTTGCTAACCTTTTAGCATTATAATAAACAACCCGCCATCCAATCAACACCAAGACAATACTGATTACGCTCAAAATCCATACATACTGAGTCATAAAAATTATTTCTTCTCCGGCTGCGCTATGTCTATATACCTGGATATTTGTGTTAAATAGAATGGAACGTCGCTTTTAATAACCAATCTTTTTTTTATATTATGCTTGTCTAAACCTTCTTTACGCACAAGACCACCAAAAGCTTCTTCTAAAAAAGAAGAGCCTATACCAAAAGCTATGCCTGAAAAATCAATCATCACGTTTTCGTTATTTTCCGTGAATGCAGGAACAAGCAAGTCCTGTCTGAATTTTTCAGCACTGTATGGACTATCACTAACGTAACGTCCGAACGGGGTTTTAGAAAAATCCCTAGCAATGTTAATCTCAGTCATCGTTCTCACTCCTAGGCACTAGACTCCACTCAACCAAGGTACCTTGAATGTGCTCACTTACAGGTTCACAGTTTAAAGCTTGCTGCACTGAAGTATAAATGTACTTAGCATTTCCGGTAAAAATCAGCAAAACCTCAGACTCGCCACTGTCCGATCGGATAGGCCTTTTCATGTCTTCCGAACCATTGCCACGGCCTGCGTTTCTAAATCTTGACTCACCTTCAGTTAGGGCAGTGAGTACACAATTTAGTTCACTCATCTGGCTAAAAGATATGTCGCCTCGTTGAAAAGATCTGCCAAGCCCAATGCCTACATCATAGATAATGAAAGTTACAATATTTTTTTTGGGGTCATACCACGAGCACTGCCACCATCTTTTGCCCCCTAACTCCTCCGTTTGTACTGCATAGGCTGCATCTTCATATGCATGATGCGAAACGTTCAACATAGCTTCACTTACGGCTGAAGTAAGCAGACGAAGTTGCACATCGTTTAGCGGAGCGTGTTTATAAAGCGTTACCACAGTCCCTACAACCTGCCCATAAGGTTCTACTGCAGACTGATAGATTGCTTCATCGGTCGTTAACTCATTAAGCTTTTGCTCTTCCCCAGCAAGAAGAGCTTTAGCTAAACCGGTTCTTATGACATATCCATAGCCACTTTCATTAGTTTTACGATTAGGCCATTTGAAACGAAAAAATTGTGGATTTTTTGTCCGCAGTTGAATTCTATTGATTTTGGCGAAGAGCATGACTGATGCTGCTGCGCCAATGTATTGGCAGCTTGTAAAATCGATCTGAGCATTTTTAGCGCCATTCAGAAAGATAGCATCGATATCATTTAAAAATTTTATTGTGGTTTTTCTTAACCCATCACTGTAAACACACAGTTTTGAGGGCGCTTTCATGATGAGCATTGCTTTAGCCTAACATTATGAATAGATTGATTTAATCATATTATCGGCAATTTGAACAGATGCTTTAAATAACCAGCGGAATGTTTTTAAAATTTACTACAACCTTCTGATATAACTATAGATTATAGATTTTTAATGCTCGCTTGATTCCTCTACCAAAACGTCATCTCATTTCCCTGATGCGATGCGTCGGATAGCAGCGCGGTCAATGTTGCACTGCCCCAAAGCGCCATATAACTCAGCGTTAAGACTTACGCTGTCACCGAACGTCATATCCTGTGACGGCGCTGGTACGTCAATCTGACTGGTCAGTTCAGCCGGAAGGCTTAGCTGAGGCTGCTTTACTGTCCGGTACTCCACCAGCTGCTTTTGCTGCGTCTCGCAGCCTGTCAGCAGCATCAGGGGGAACAGGAGCAACAGCACACTTGTCCGCCGCAAGGTAACGCTTAATTTCATTCTGTAGTTTCCGGTTCTGCTGGGCTGTTACGGCACGCTGCTCTGCGACCTGACTCATTACATCGTTTTGCTGCTTAACGGCTGTTACCAGCTCAGTGACACTTGATGCCAGGCCATCGTTCTTGGAGCGCAGATCGTTAATCTGCTCGTCTTTGCTGTTTGCCAGCTTCTCAAGCCTATCGTTTGTTGCTTTCAGCTGTGAGTTGCTGGCGTTCAGCCCCCACAGCGCCACGCAGATAAGACCAATGATGACCAGCCCTGAATTGTTTCGGATAAAGCCGATTACGTTGAACATAGAATCCCCTTAGATTTTGATAAGCGGGATTTCCGGTCGTCCAGACCATTGGTGCCACCGTTAATGATTCTGGTGATGCGGATAACATCATCAGAGTCAGCCAGCTCGTTAAGGCCGTTATTCTTCCACCATGCCGCTGCAGACATCGCAGCAAAGCGGTAGCCCAGTAACAAATCCGGATTAACCACCACATCAGCGCTCAACTGTTTCACCAGTGCTGCATAATTCGCCTTACCTGTGATCTGAATCAGGCCACGACCGCGATAGCGGTACCCATCCCCCGAAGCAATATCACCATTGCCATTACGGTTTGCGTAAATAATGCTGGCGATCATCTTCTGGTTAGCCGCATGCATCGCATTACGACCAAAGGCGCGGGCCTGCTCAGCGGTAATACGTTTGCCAAACATGGCAGTCAGTGCGTTCTCGCTGTAGTTCAGTCCCTCTTCAACCTTCAGGAACCCGGCTGATTCATGCCCTGTCTGCGCCAGAAAGTGAGCCTGCCGCAATGGCGTGCTTATCTGGAACGCTGAGAGGCTTGCCGCTATATGAGGAAACCAGGCATCACGCAGCGCATTGCTTACGCCGGTGGCACGCTGAAAACTACTGGCTGTCAGCATTATTGTCTCCCAGTCGCTTATCTATCTGGCGGCGTATCTTCGTTGACACGTAGTCAACACCCAAGAACCCAAGGAAGACTGCAGCGACCCGCGTAATATCTTCACTGAAGTGCCAGTTAAACACCGACCCAATTACCTGCAGGCTCGGCTGAAGGAAGAAGGCAAAGACGCTGCACATCGCTGCATCAAGCAGGCGGCGTGACCATGCGTCTTTGCCAACGTAAGTGGCTCTGAGAATCGCCATGACTCCGGCCAGACCCGCATAGCCGGTTTCGTTTTTGTGGACGTAAAGCCAGGCAATCAGGCTTGCCCAGAACCCAACGTCTTTGTCCGGCATGCGTTTCATCCTCACCTCCGTTGATTGGCAGGTGCTGTCGGTAGTCAGAAGGAAATTGCGCAACACCACGGCGTCAAAAGTTTGTGTGGAGACTGATTGGCGTGCGCAAAAACGAAAAAGGCCCACCGAAGTGAGCCTTTAAATTTATTATTTGATGCTTGTCAGGCAGCGACTAATTCAAGCCGCTTACCCAGCGCATTCAGCGCTTTTTGAACCGTATCTATTTTGGTCGAGTGGTGCAGATCGAAGATGCGCGTCACTTCCTGCTTTTTAACTCCCATGCGTGAAGCCAGCTCAACCTGAGTTAAGCCGGAAGCAAGGAAAGCATTCAGCAATAGCACCTTTGCCGACACACTCGCCGGAACCTCTACAAAATCGCCGGTAATCGGACTTGGTGCCGGGACTGGCTGGTTATCTTCAAAATAGAAATCAAATGAAGTGACCAGCGCATCCAGCCCCATCTGTAACGCTTCCTCACGCGTATCGCCCTGAGTAAGCGCCTCCGGTATATCCGGGAACGAAACCACATATCCGCCGTCGCACGGCTCAAGATTAATCGGGTATCGCATATCGTCTTAGTGAAACTTCGCGAGAACCAGCCCCGGAGGGCTGGTTAATTATTTCAGGCCTAACTGCTTCATTATGGCCTTTCGCAGTGGTTCTTTTAACTCAGCGCCGGGATGCCTCGGCATTACACTTCGCTTCCCGTTGTATCTCAGCTTCAGATGGTTAGTACCGTTTGAAACTTCGACTCCCTGAGATTCAAGCCACCGCCTGAACTCGCTCTGCTTCACTACTCCTCCTGTCTGTTGAACATGGAACCATAGTAATCATTTATGCTTACCACGTCAACATTTTTGTTTACTCAGGAGCGAAATAAATACATTTCTTGAAATAGGACCCTGACGCGAAAGCGGTAACTGCCTTGCCCGTCGGCAACAGGGTTAATCTGCCCATACCCTATAGGGGATAAGAGTATGCCTATCCCTTTCAGGGTATATTTCAAATAAAAAACGCCTCCAAGCTGGTGAGGCCCGAGGCGCTTTGACATCCACATTTGGAACTGACTTTTAGCAGATAAGCTGCACTGCTTGGTAATCGACCTTATCAGATTACTAAGGAAAATGCGGACCGCGTTAGAGGTTTTTTAATATTTTTTTTCGGCGTCAGTTCGTCGTCCATATCAAGCCGCACATCCAGCATTGCCAGACATCCCTCAATAAAGCCTTCGGCCATCTGGATTTCAATTCTGACAATCTTTTCATCACGCTTAGCCTGCTTAGCCAGGGTGCGCTTTGAGATATTGAAAAAGTAATGCAGCACAATGATCGCATGTTCATCCGGGCGCTTAGCTTTAAGCCGTGACAGGCAACCTTCAATAATCAGTCCGTCGCCATCGCTACATGTCAGCGTTAATTTTGAGTCCTGTAGCAGCAGCCCTTTAAATCCAGCTGCGATTGCAGAGTAATCGACACCGCTGCTGTCTGATTTAGCCCATCCCGCCCAACGCTCTAATACCTGTGACATGTCACGCATATTTAATCCTCTCCACACACTTTATTTTTTGTCTGTCCCGATAACTCCGACTGCAATCGCGAAATCAAGGAACCTGAATAACAGCTCAACCTGGCTGCCATATTTTGCTTCAAACGCTTTCATATCCCGGTGCAGTTCATCGTGATGCGCTCTGCATAGCGGTATCACAAATAAATCATGCGCCTTCGTTCCCATCCCCCCTTGTCCATGTCCGATGATGTGATGAGGATCGTCAGCCTGCACGCCGCAACATGCACACGTCTGCGATTTTACCCATCTTGTGTATTTCTCACTTTCCCAGCGCTTACGCTTGGGACGCTTCATGAATGATTCTGGTGATTCCGGGTCGGTGCGCAGGTCGATTATCTTTTTGACCAACTGAGCAGCATCCTGAATCACCTCACGCGCCGGTCGCGCTGGAACAATACGTGCTTCTTTCAGCTCACTGCTCTGGATAGTCTCTTTCGGCATACGCAGAACGCGACGGGCCGGTGCTTCTGGTATCAGGTCAATCACATCATTCAGGGTTGCCCACCAGCACAGTTCAGGAAGGGTAAGCTGGTGGTCACCAGGTAACGCCATCTGGTTACAGGCGGCTCTGATTATCCAGAGAGCAGTGTTACCTTTCGCGATACTCTCAACCTTGCCGGGAACACCATTTTCCCTGAACTCATTATCGTGGCTGTAGCAAAGAGACACCAGGCCGTTTTCAGTTTCTGACACAGTAAATTCATGATGATGCCAAACGTCCAGCTTATCCCGCTCCCACTGGCAACAGTTGAAAGACTGGACGAAGGATGCCAGCGCATTTGGCCCACCAGCGGCCTTAATCACGCGATCATGACTAAAGAAGGGAATCAGTGAGGATTCATCAAGTAACGGCTGTGTCCCATCATTCAAGCGGCCTGATGGAAGGTCTGCCATATCCATTGTCGGTGTGCTGATCACCACCCTGCCCTTAAACAGCTTCAACAGGTCTGGTCCTGGCTTCAGCAACACAATTCCGGTGCGCGGTGCTACCTCTGGCGTTAGTAATGCTCTCATGCTGCCACCACTTCAAAAGGCGTGATCGTTACTTCGGTCTTACCCTTCTTCGTCGTTGCGCCCCACTCTACCGAGAAGCGCTTTATTTGGCTGTCGTCGCCCCACACACCCGCATGAGTAAGGCTATCGAATAATGCTTTGAGATAATTATCAAGATCACGCTGGCGCTTGTCTGGCGGGAACAGCAAAACATTTACCTCAACATTCACTGTAATCAGCTGAGGTCGGCGTTTAAGTTGCTCCATGACGGCTGCAAGCGCATTGGAGCGGAAACAGCGCCCGGAGGCGCTGATCAATACTCCCTTTCTGGTATTACGCCAGTACGTGTTAACGCTTGGCGGGAACGGGAGCGTTAACTTCATGCCGCGCTCTCTCCTACATCCGGAATTGTCATCTTCCCGGCCTCTTCACGAACCGCCTGACGCAGCATGCGGATGTTTGACCAGCAATCACGGTCGGTCTGCTCCACCAGCGCGATAAACTCCTGAACCGTGCACGGCTTGTCCTGGCGAACTTCAGACAACACCGCTGAGAAGCGCATCAGTTGCTCTGTTGCAACCCCTGAATCATCGTGCTGCTCTGACAGCCACAACTTCAGTTCAAGATCGTCCTGGTGCTGTTTGATGAGGCGCACTGCACTGGCAACCGTCTCTGCCGGAACTGTCACACAAGTAGGGTTCTCAACAGAGTCTGCCGCCCATGTATGCGCCCACTTGGATTCGCTGTAGGTGTACTCAGCCTTCATTTTGAACGCGGCCTGAACGCAGGCCCACACCTCAACGCCGCTTTTCTCAAGGATTTCGTGCTTCAGCAATGGCAGGTCATCGCCATAATCTTTTTCAGGCTGGACCGATTCCTGGCTATCAGCCTTCAGGTGCTCACGCGGCTCACCGTCTTTAGGTTCGGGCCAGTCACGGGCCTTGTTGACACTAAGCTTCAATTCCATCGCGGCATTGAGCTCTTCTTCAGTGATACCGGCACGGCGCATGGCGTCCCACAGCAGAAACTGAAGGTCAGCCCATTCGGACAGATCATCAGGTGCTTCAGCAGCTTCCATCGCCTCTTTTGCCAGGTGCTTCAGAGGACCAACCGGACCTACATCGCCGAACGTTTCCTGTGACCACGCCGCATGCTCCGCCCGGATTTTTTCACGCTGTTTTGAAGGTGATACGATAGCTGCAGAACGGGTCAGCTTCTTCTTCCCAGCCGCTTTAGCCTTCTGCATCTGCTCCTGTGCGACGGATGAGGCTTTCACACCATGTTCCCGCTGCAGGGCTACTGCTGTGGTCGCGGCCACTTCGCCTGACTTCACCATCTCAATCAGCGGTGCGCCAACCGTCAGCAGCTGCAGGTGCTGTTCAACATCGGTGACCGAACGTTTCACCTTGGCAGCAATCTCCGCTGGCTCCAAGCCCTGATTAACCAGGCGCTGGTATGCTGCTGCACGTTCCAGCGGCAACAGAGCACGGCCCTGACTGCTGGTGACCATGAACGCCACGCTGTCTGCTTCGCTACCAACGAAGTCCTTACATTCAAGGCGCAGCGTGTAGCCTGCTTCCTGTGCCAGCTTCGCACCGTAGTAGCGGTGATGGCCGTCGATGATCTTAATGCCCTTTTCAGTGACCCTGACAGCCAGCGGAGGCACGTGCTCACCAGCGATAAAGGCGTCGCGGAATTCCTCGACATGGGTCTGGTCAATATCACGAATGTTGTAATTAGTTTCGACATAGAGCTCATCAACGCCCAGCAGGTAGGTTTTGCGGGTGGTGATATCGGTGTCGCTGTTTTTCTTATCGTCGTAAATGCGCGCTAAAGTACTCATGCTGTGGTCAGCTCCCATGTCAGGACAAAAATCAGGGCGGCAATCATCATTACTGCAGTGGGAATGGCCCGGTAGAAAATCTCATTGCGTTGGTAGTGGCTCTTCAGGTGCGCTTTCATAACAAATCCCTGTTAACACTGGCTGAAATGATGCGGCCGGTATCAAGTCCGCCATAGCTGCCACAGTTGAGTGAGCCCTTCACGGCGCAGCGGTCGCAGTTCTCTTTGGCTTCGTTACGTGATGCATCAAACTTCGCCACCATCATCGCTTCACGCCATACCTGTGCAGCTCGCAGCCAGAACCCCTTCGCCTCAAGTTCGCTGGCCTGCTTCGCCAGGCGGGCAAATTTCTCGCTCTCAACCGGCAAGGGGTCAGTGTTGATCGAGTAGCTCCAGTCGCTGGCCCGCTTCAGCAGTCCCTTAGTGAACAGCGGTTTGATAAAGCGCTTCACCGAGGTTTCATGCAGGCCAGTGAACTTGCAGAGTTCGCGAACCTTCAGCGGACCATTGAGGGTAATCAGTTCAAGAATTTTTGATTCGTGATTGATCATCGTTCTATCCCCTTAAGCGCCGCGAAAGCCGTCAGGCGTTGATGTGTCTACCTGAGAAACAGCCATCACATCACGCTGCCATTTGCCGTTAACGCACCGTGGGCGACCAGCCTTGTCCCACTTCTGAGCAGAACTCAGATAGCCAGGGAATTTGCCCGGGCGGAAAATTGTTTCAGGTCGGACGTACTCACACATTTTTGAGTCTTCAGACCACTTAGCGATTGAGTAGTCCACAGTGAGGATCAACTCATCAGCAGTAAAATCTTCAGCCAGGCGGCCGCGAATTGGTGCCAGTGAGGATTTTGATTTCTGAAAGCGCATACCAGCTGCGCGGTTCAGGTGTTCAAGCACACTGAAAGCAGCCTGATTTGCATCAGAGGCATGGTCGGGTTGCCCCGCAACCTGACAAGAAGGGGTTGTTGTAATCTCTGTAGTATTCTCTGTTGTATTCTCTGTAAGATGAGGGCAATTTGCCCTGATGGATGAGGGCATGTTGCCCTTATCGATAGGTGCAGATTGCTCTGCTCGATGAGTGCAAATTGCATCCTTCGATGAGTGCAAATTGCCCTCATCGGTCAGCAAAGGGTTTGCGTGGTTAATTGCGTAATAATTAGTCCGATCATGCTGTGTTTTTTTCAGCTGCTCGACAAAAATCAAATCATGCTTTTTAAGTGACGTCAGAGCACGCTTAACGGTGTCAGATGACCAGAACGGGAACTGATTAGTCCACTCTTCGATGGTGTTATAAACCCAGCGCTTGCCGTCATACTCGACACCAGATGCTGTATCTTCGAGCCAGTAGCAAATCTGCTGCAAAACGATGGCTTCATTCAGACCAATACGCTGCGCGAGCATAGGGCTAATAACCAGAGGCTTAACCTTCAGCAATAAACTCATGGTGCCACCTTCCTGAACTTCTGACTGAACATAACGCGGGGCTGCATGCATGGATGCGGATAATTAGGACGCATGAAAATAACGCGGTGGTTAACCACGTCTACGCCTACCGTCTCGACTACCACGCCGCGTGGGTCCTTGTAGCGCTCCACCCAGGGTTTAATGATTTCGTTTTCCATCAGTTCACACCTGGCTGCACCGGGCGGCTGTAGAAGGATTTCCACGCAGACTCAACTACCAGGCGCGTGATCGGCTGGTAGTTGTTTGGGCCTCCAGCTGTCGGTATGATTTGCTCATAGACAGGAACGCCAGCAATAAAACGGCAACGGAATTGCTCAACCGATATTTTTTGGCTTACAATGGACATGCGATTGATTCTCCACACACGTTGATAAAATCGCGACAGACACCCGGGGACTGCAATCCTGCGGGTGTCACTTTTTTAGGGCTTAAAAAATTTTTCATCTCAAATATCCTGCACTTCGATATGCATTCCAGAAGCATCGATTTTCCTGCCGTTCGCCACGAACATATCCACTGAATGTTCAGCAACACCGACGCCATACAACGCCATGAAGCCCAGAAAACCGTGAATCTGATGACGCATTTTTTTATGGAACAAAGCCGACAGGGTTTTGCGCTCATGAGTGTCAATCACACCGTCAGAGGCTGCGGCAATCTTCGCAATGGCTAATTCACCAGCTGCTGCGCTCGCCTTCATCTCGATGTCATACAGATCGACCTTATCTACCTCTTTCACTGCGGACACATCCACCAGCAGCTTTCCATGACGTGTCGCGAAAAAGTCTGCCAGGCATGCAGTGCCGGATAACTCTTCCATCTTCATGAGTTCATCCAGGGTGAAGAAACGACTGCCACACTTGCGGTACATGTGGTTATGGAACTGATCGATAGTCATGCCCAATTCATCGGCCATGCCTAAACGACCGGCTTTATGTGCTTTGCACATCAGTCGTATTGCTGTGTTGATGGTGTCTACCATTTCTCTTTTCCTTCGGTAGTTACTGTTAAGCTGCTGGCGATGTAGGCTTATTTCCCGGATAGATATCAGGCCGGAGTTCAGCGCAGGAAACGGTGCCTTTGGTTTCTTTTTCAAGCTTCTGAGCTAAAGCAAAACCAGCCTTTTTGTAGCCATTGAACACAAGCCTCAAATAACCGGCGCTGTAACCTACACTCGTAGCAAGTTGAGACTGTTCTTGTTTGGAAAGTGAATCCCAGTATCGTTTCATGTGTACCTCCTGTGTACATAATACATTATTTAAATGAACCCACAAGGTACTTGTACCGGTTTGGTACATGAATTTAAATGGCATCATGAAAACCATTAATGAAATCAGGCGAGATAACGCCAGAAAGTTGAGAGATGGCGCAGGAGGTAACTCATTTTTTGCGAACATCATTGACCGTGAGCCAACGCAAACAAGTCGATTTATGGGAGATAACCCGACCAAGAACATTGGCGAAGATATGGCTCGCCACATTGAAAAATGTTTTGATCTGCCATCTGGGTGGTTGGATACGGAGCATCAAAAAACCAACGTTGCACCATCTAAAGATGTAACAGATACTCAACTGAACTATCAGTTAGTACCTGTTATATCTTGGGTGCAAGCCGGAGCATGGACAGAGATCGGACATTCAGAGGTTGATATGAGCGCAGCGGAAGCTTACCCATGCCCCGTACCTTGCGGGCCAATGACCTATATCCTAAGAGTTATAGGTGAGTCAATGGTTGAAGAATATCGGCCTGGAGATATGGTATTTGTAGATCCGGAGGTTGTGCCGATACATGGTGATGATGTTATAGCCTTAATGCATGATTCGGGTGAGACGACATTCAAAAGGTTAGTTGAGGAAGAAGGAACAAAGTATCTTAAGGCTCTGAATAAAAGCTGGCCTGAGCCGTATGTAAAAATAAATGGTAACTGTTCAATTATTGGAACAGTTATATTTTCTGGAAAGCCTCGACGATTTTCTACTAGATAAAAATTTCAAAAATCAAACCTGCCGCGGCAGGTTTTTTTATACTTGACAATGTACCTTGATGGTACATAATGTACCCATCAGCAGCGAACAGGCAGGACGCCCACTAAGTAGCCGCCCGAGGCGTAAGAAGATCGGGATGATTCGCTAAGCAGTTTCAGTGATGTGAGGGCGGTACTGTGAAAATGATTAAGAACATGGCCAACACAACGCTCGGGGACCTGATTACGTTTCTGTACCTATTCCCGGATGCCGATGTGATCTGCTGTGGTGATACAGGTGTTGTGAGTGTTCTCTGTGATGTTGATAGCGTAGTTCGTGGGCCAGCGTTTTAAGAGTGCGGTATTGCTGTGTTGGCGGTTAATCATGATGGTTTGGTTTAACCGCCCTTTTTCACAACGGAAAGAGTACTGCACCGGATATGCGGAATGCTCCTGAGTTGCTCCAGTACCGTTAGTTCTGAGGACGGAGAACCGATGCAACTGGCAAGCGCCGTAAGGTGGTCAAATGCAGTGCTCTTCCCGTTGTGGTGAATGCGCAGGCTGATGCGCGAGTGAGTTGATAGCCCCATACACCTATCTGACTCTTCTGCAAATGCCGGAGATTCAGTACCGGTCGCCACAACTCAATTTGTCTTAGCTGCCCGGCTGGCATCCTACTGCCATTAACGCAGCTTTCCATGCATGAGGGGCTAACTGCATGGCGCGGACTCGACGCGTAGTACAGGTGTAACCCGCAACACGAAGTTCGAGTGACGTCCGTCTGGTAAGTGGCTCAGGCCTGCAACTGGATGAAGCGTTAAGGGTGACAGCCGGAGAGACGGCACACAACGGAAAGAGCGTGGGCGTGAAAAACTGAATTCTCCGACTGCTGAAGTAACCAATCCCGATGGTGGCAGGCAAAGTATGGTGGAGGCGGACCGCTCTTTTTCCGTTGTGGTGAATGCGGCCAGCGCACGCGGAAGACTGACAATAACTGCATACAGTCTAAGAGTCTCCGCTCTGGTGTCTGTCAGTCTGACCAGAGCACCGGGAGGCACCCGGCACCGCAACAACATTTCAAATGTGTGGAGTAATCGGGCTGTGGGTTATTGCAGTAGCTCACCAGCCAACTTAAACGAATCCCAAAAGTTTTTATTGCCGTCACTGGCAAGGGATTCATGCAACCAAAAATCGTGTGTGGAGAGTTCATGGAAAAGCCAAACGACCATATCACCGTAGGCATCGTTACCCTGCCCTACAGCCATATCCTCAACGGCTGGGTCATGCCTGACGGTTCAGTAATCACTAATCCTATTAAGGCGCAGAACGAAGCAGAGCGCCTTAACAGCACCATCACCATTCACTGAGGGCGATGACATGCATCATTTCAAATCGAATAAAGAAGTTGTCGCTGCCGGCCATCAGTTCGCTAAGAACATCGGGATGGATACTCCTCTGATCGAAATGGCAAAGATGGTGACCGAGCTTTCGTCGCGTCTCGACGTTGCCACCGTTCGCGCCAATCTTATGGCTGCAGAAGTTCTGCGCATCAACAGCGTGCTGCCTGACACAATTACCGCACTTCAGTCTGCCGGGGCAGATATGACCCTGATTGATGACCTGAACGCAGCGCTGGCTACTCCAGCTTGTGACCAGTGGATTCGCACGATGCGCGGTGAAGCCCTCGGGGAGGCACGCCGCGCTATAACAACGCTGGGTAATCACCAGCAGCCTGGCATTTCACATGCGATCAATATCGTTTCTCAAATGGAAATGGATTTGCTTCGCACCCGCACTGCAACACTGAAGGTGGTGTCATGAAACCATTAAGTGAAAGAATCAAAGACTTCCCAGCAGACCAGTTCGTTGACTGGCTGTGTCTGTCATGCGTCGATGTTCGCGAAGTGCGCAACGAAGAAGATGCCCAGGATGAAATCAACAAAATCCGCAAGGCAGTGACGGAGCGGCTTACGGCGTTAGAGAAGCAGCGTGACGCGCTGGCGGCGGAGAATGGGTTAGCCGCTAAAGCCGTGCAAACCTTCTGCGATGTCGTTGGCTCTAACACCGATGTCATTGCTGAAGAAATGGGCATGGATGGGGCGAAAGCAATTCTTGCGGCCATGAGCGCGACCGGGAATATGCCAGCCACCGACGACTACCTCAACTCTGTGCGGGCTGAAGGTGTGCAGATGCTTCTGGCATCTTTGCCGCCGCATTACACAGCAAGGACCGATATCGAGCAGTTCGCCGCCCAACTCCGCGCCGGTAAGGATGGTGAGTGATGGACGCTACAGCCAAAAAGAAATACCTCGCAAAAATCCAAAAACTGATGCGTTTGGCTGAAAACACTAGTAGCCCTGCGGAAGCAGCCAGCGCTATGTCAAAGGCTCAGGCATTCATGCGGGAGCATGGTTTGAGTGAAACAGAGGTGGTTCTTTCAGAAATAAGCACCAGTGAAAGCAAAAGTTCACCAAGCGATGCCGAGAAACTACCGCGATATATGGGCTTTCTGATCGCAACAATAGAGAAAGCCTTTGCTGTTAAAGGACTGGTGAGTTGGCGATTAACTCCAAGCTGTCGCTATAAACGCGTTGTAAAATTTTATGGGCTTGATGGGCGTGATGTAGCAGCTGCATACATATTTGACGTTCTGACGCGCCAGATTAAACAGGCTCGAAGGGACTTTCAAAGTAATCATTGCGGCAGACTTCCCTCAAAACGTAAGGCTTACCATGCTGACCAGTTTTGCGAAGGCTGGGCGTCTGGTGCGTACCACGCGGTGAAAGAGCTGGTTATCAACGAAGAGCAGGAAGCCAAAATGAGCGCCTATGCGGAAAAGTTGCGAAATGAGGGTGTAGGCGAAGCTAAGTCTCGCGCTGTGAAAGATGCAGATAAACCCTCTCATGCTAAGTACATGGGGTACAAAGAAGGCATGAATGCAAAAGTTTTCCATGGGGTTGATGGCAGCAGCAATGGCCCTGCGTTAATCGGTATAGGAGGTGATCATGCGTGAACGTCCAATCATCTTTAACGCCGACATGGTTCGTGCAGTTCTCGACGGCAGAAAGACGCAAACGCGCCGGATCATCCAGTCACCGGCTAAAAACATGCAGGCCAATGGGCAGAAGGTCATCGACTATCGCGAGCCAGGCGATAAGTGGTACGGCGAACATGTTTTCTCAATGCGCAACCACAGCGGCACATGGTGCGATTACACCAAAGAGCAGTTTCTGGCTAAGTGTCCGTTCGGTGCAGTAGGCGATCGCCTGTGGGTGCGTGAGAGTTTCTACGAACACGGGCGCTGGCAAGGTGGCGGCTATGACCCAGAGGACTCATATTTCGTCAGCGATAAGCAGGTGTTGTACCCAGCGGACGGTATTAAGCGGCCTACTGAACGTAAGCGCGAAGACTTCTGGCGCTCTCGCCCATCCATCCACATGCCGCGCTGGGCTTCCCGCATAACGCTGGAGATTACCGGCGTTCGTGTGGAGCGGTTGCAGGATATCAGTGAAATCGATGCAAAAGCTGAAGGGCTGGCGGAAATCACCAAAGATGGAAGCCTATTTAAATTTGGTATTTCAGACCGAGACGGTTATCCAGGCACTGACGACAGAGGCTGGCCATGGCATGAGTGGGAGCGTTCCCCCATCAGCGCTTATAGCAAGCTGTGGCAGTCAATCTATGGCGCTGACAGCTGGCAGGCTAACCCGTGGGTGTGGGTCATTGAGTTTAAGCGCGTGGAGGGCCAATGAATGAGCTGGCTCTTTTCGCGGGCGCTGGCGGAGGAATACTCGGCGGTCACCTCCTTGGCTGGCGCACAGTTTGCGCCGTTGAGCGTGATGCCTACGCCGCACAAGTTCTGGCGCAACGACAAAATGATGGAGCACTCCAGCCTTTCCCGATTTGGTCTGACGTGTGCAGTTTTGACGGAACAGCATGGCAGGGAATTGTTGATGTCGTTTCTGGCGGATTTCCCTGTCAGGACATTTCAGGTGCCGGCAAGGGGGCAGGAATTGAAGGTTCACGCTCAGGGCTTTGGCGTGAAATGGCGAGAATCATCAGTGAGGTTCGACCTGAATACGTGTTCCTGGAGAACTCACCGCTGCTTGTGGGAAGAGGACTTGCAGTGGTACTCGGTGACCTTGCCAAAATGGGGTTTGATGCAGAATGGTGTTGTTTATCAGCATCAGACCTCGGAGCGTCCCATCAGCGAGACCGCATCTGGCTTGTCTCCTACCCCACGGGCCAGCATGGGATCACACGGAGTGGCATGGTGCCGGGCAAGAACAGGCGATCACCGGCACAATCTGGAGGACTGGTTAGCCCACCAGCACATTCAAAATGGCGGGGAGGAAACGCCTGGTCTGAATGTGAACCCAAATTATGCAGAGTGGCTGATGAAGTGGCCTGCGGGGTGGACAGACTTAAAGCCCTTGGAAATGGACAGGTTCCAAGAGTGGCAGCAGGAGCATTCAGCATTCTCAGTGACAAAGGGGATAGCTGATGCCTAAATCCACCGCCGAACGCAAAGCCGCGCAGCGTGCCAGACAGTCCGCTGCCGGTGGTAAAAAGCTGGAGCTGGCGCTGAATAGTCAGGAACTGGAGATGCTGGCGCAGAATTGCGCCGCACGCCGCCCCGGTCGTGAACCGTATGAGCTGAACGAGTACATCACCCTGCTCATTCGCAAAGATGCCGCTGAGCTGGCACAGCAGATTGAGGCGCTGAGCCACCAGCAGTGCGGTAAATGTGGTGACAATCTGCCGGTGCAGGATTGCCCGCTAAAAGAAGAATCAGCCTGCTGGGTTAGGCTGGGCTGGCACGAACTTAAATTGAATATCAATACGCCGTGACCTGTCACGGCTAATCAAACCTGATGCAGCAGGAATGTGTGGAGAAAAATAATGGCTAATATTGAAATGATCTTCGAAAGCGAAGCGATGCAAAAAATCGGTGTTACCTCAAGAACAACAATGAGGACCTATGTCCTGCATCATTCGTTCCCCAAGCCAGTAAGAAATCGACCTAAAAAATACTTACTGGCTGAGGTGGAGCAGTGGATTTTAAACGGCGGCGTTAATCAGAGATCAGCTTGA